ACAGGAGAGAGGGGTGATTGAATGGTTGAGATAGAGAGAGTAATGGACGCGATAGCCGACAGACCGCTTACCGCCGAGGAGATAGCCATTAGGTTGGGATGCTCGAAGGAGGCTGTCCAGAACGTCATTTTGCTGGTAATCCGGAGGAAAGAGCCCTGGCTTTACATCAAGGTCGCGAACGGTGGAAAAACGTACGCCTACACAACAAGGAGGCCCATCGCTTGCGAGGAGGGGGAGAGCAGTGGATGATGAGTACAAGATCATAGACGACAGGCCGTAGCATATCGACGTCCGGACCGATGTGGTGATCACATTCGTCCCGACGGCGGATGGCGAGACCATAGGAGTGGACATAAGGTCCAAGCATGGGCTGGAAGTGAAGAGAACAGAGGGAACAATGATCATCAGCAGGAGAAGAAAATGGTCAAAATGGATGCGGAAACACTGACAAGGATGTTCGCGCCGATCTACGCGGCGGTGGACGGCCAGCCCGTGGCGCTGGAATCCGACGGTGAAACGATCGCCGTAAAAGGGATGGACGAGGCGCACGTGTGCGTCATAACGGCTGTCGCGAAGATTCCCGCCAAGGCCATGAAGATAGCCTTCGGCCCCGAGGCCGCGATGGACGCTCTTAAGGACATGAGCGGAAAGATAACCGCAGATTACGACACATCGAGAAGAGCAGTCACCCTGACAGGCGAATGGGGAAGAAGGACGTTCAAGACCATGCAGGCCTCCGTCTCCGACGTAAAACTGCCGGAGGCCGGGATACGGGAGGACATGGACATAGCGCTCCTTCGTCACGCGGTATCGTTTGCTAAGATAGACGAGACGCTGACGATACGGGCGGACGGCGAGAGGCTGTACATGGAGGCCGAGAACGATCTCGAAAGGGCCGAGAGCTGGACGGAGACAACGATCACGAAGGCCATGAAGGCCCAGTACCCCGCAGAATATCTGTCCAAGATCATCAGGTCGATAAGGCTGGATGAAGGAAAGGAGAAGATCACCGCGTACATCGACTGCGACTACCCTCTCAGGCTGGAGTGGGAGTTCGCCGGAGCGGAGTATACATACTGCATAGCGCCGAGGATCGAGGACGACTCATGAACGCGGACATGACCATACTGTACAACTATATCCGCGAGAAGAACGCCGCCGGAGAGACGGTCACGTACTCGGCGATCGTGAAGGACGGCGTACTGAAAAGGTCGAACCCGACCGTTTTCAAAACACTTGAGGACATGATCGAGGAGGGCCACCTGCGTGTGGAGTTCCTGCGGTCGGACAGCGGCCACTTCAAGAGGGCGCTGTTCGTCAGCATGGGGGACGAGGCGCACAGGGAACACCTTCTAATGAAACTTATCAGCGAGTCCGTCAGGATGCGCATGTCCCTGGAGAGCTTCATGTCCGGGGAGATCGAGCGCGGGAAGAAGACCGCCGTGTGGCACCGCCTGGACGACTTCGAGGATACGGACGACGGACAGTGAGACCATGTTAGAATACGACAAATAAAAGAAATGGGAGAGAATAAAATGAAACTTTACAGGATAGAGTGCAAAGGACTGAACGAAGAGCAGAGGCTGACCGCCACCTGGGAGTATATATACGACGACAAGGACAAGGCCGTGAACTTCTGCAAAGAACTGAATGAACTGGAGAACGACGACGGCTCCAAATGGATAGTCTCCATTAACCTCTGGGAGCTCGAAGAGGGCGAGGAGTACCCCCTGTTCGTACCGTGGTGTGAAGACGGACTTCGAGAGCTCACGGCCTTCGGCAGGCACCAGGAAGAAGATGGGGGAACGATAGAATATCACAAAATAGACGCTCCATTTCTAAGGGACCCGCTGACGGGGAAGCTCGTTGAGGATAAGTTCGTCAACGAGACCGTCGAGTACCTCAAGGACAGCGAATGGCGGTTCACGGAGAAGATCGATGGCACGAACGTAAGGGTCGTATGGGACGGCCATAAGGTATCGTTCCGCGGCCGCACCGATAAGGCGGAAATGCCGAAGGAACTCACAGCCCGCTTGGAGGAACTGTTCGGAGGGGACGAGAAAGAAGGCCTATTCGAACAGAAGTTCGGGTCGTCAGAAGTGATACTGTTCGGAGAAGGCTACGGCCCCAAGATAAACAACGGCGATAAGTACAGGGAATCCGTCGATTTTATTCTGTTTGATGTCTACATCAACGGTCTATACCTCACCAGGGACAACGTGAAGGACATCGCAGACTACTTCGGGATCGAGGTCGTCCCTCTTGTGTTTGCAGGAACGATCGCCGACGCGGTGAACAGCGTTAAACAGGACCGCCAGTCATCATACGGCACGGCCGGGATGGAAGGGTATGTGGGCCGACCCAAGGTGGAGCTCAGGGACCGCAGAGGAAACCGGGTGATCGTGAAGATCAAGGCCAAGGACTTCAGGAAACGGGCGGTGGAAGAATGAGCGGAGACCTCGGCATCAAGCGCATAGGCAACTGGCGGGGATACAGGATATACGAGAACAGAGAGACCGGAATGTTCCATATCCGCCCCATGGACATTGATACGAAGGATGAATTGTACAATCCCGAAGAACTGTTCCTCTCGAAGGGCTTTGCGAGGATCAAGATAGACGAGATAAACGGCAAGCTCCCGCAGGGCGAGCTACAACGCAGAATGAAAAAATGGGATATGGAAAAAGAGGAAGAGGAGGAAAGAGCAAGGCGGAAAGCCAACGAACCCGAAAAACCATGGCAACACCTTTACAACGTGAATAACGGCTCGGCGGCATCCTCAACAGAGTCGGAAACAGGACCGAACATTCCGATAAATGAGCCCGAAAAATGTTACTGCATTTCCGTAAGACTGAAAGACCAGTCCGAAGAACGGTTTTTTGATTTTCAATCGTTAAAATCATGTCTTGAAGAATTCGAGAGAGCTATGGAAACCCTGTCGCAAAAGAGAACGAAGTGGATAAAGGTCGGGTCTCTAATTTGCAGGAGAAAGAATGTCCTGGAGATCGAGATGATGGAGGGGGGGGGGAGATGAGTATTTCTACCAAACGTAAGGAGTGCGGCAATGTTCAGACGGGAGTGGTAAAATGATGTTCTGGATGAGGAAGAAGACCATAGACGAAAAGGACTGGTCGAACGTCATAAGCGACATCGCATACGATATCGCGGGTCCGGACTGGCTGTATCACAACGAGGAGACCCCGGCCATGGAGTGGACGTATTTCTACTCGGTAAGGGGAGGAACCCGCCTGGTCAAGGTCCAGATAAGGATATCGCAGGAGCCCATGGTGAAAGAATGAGCGACATAACCGTCCACTGCGTGAAGTGCGGAGAGGTCTTCTCCGCAGGTTACAAAACGATCGAAAGTTGGAAATACCACTGTCCGAAGTGCCGCGGAGGGATCGAGATAGTGGTCCATCTAGACAGCATAGACGTATGCGGAGAGGACGACGAGGAGGGATAGGAATGGATGCTAGTGTATCTCTGATCCTGACAGGGATGTTCGGGCTGTTGATATTCGTTTGTCTTCTGGTTTTCAACGAATTGAGAACGAGCGATCGGTGGTACAACAGGGTCAACAAGTTCCTAGAACATTATCTCGGGATATGCCTGACCCTTATGCTTGTAGGGTCATTCATCTTCCTGTTGGGGCTGGAGGGATGATATGGCGACGACAGAACGCATAACGATGAACACGGGGGACATCATCCCCTACGGGAACAACCCCCGGAAGCTCGGGGACAGGTCCGTGGAGGCCGTGGCCAGCTCCATTAAGGAGTTCGGGTACATCAGCCCGATCATAGTGGACGAGAACAACGTCGTCATCGCGGGGCATACGAGGCTCCTGGCGATGAAGAAACTGGGCATGGGGGAGGCGGAGGTCATAAGGGTCTCCGGCCTCACGGACGAGCAGGTAAGGGCGCTACGCCTGGCAGACAACAAGACCGCAGAGCTCTCGGAGTGGGACGCGGACAAGCTGATAGAGGAGCTCGACAAGATACTCAACATCGACATGTCGGACTTCGGGTTCGATCACGACGTAGAATTCGATACGGAGGTCTCCGAGGACGATTACGAGGTCATACCGCCGGAAGAACCGCGTCAGATAGGCGCGGAACTGGGAGACATCGTAGAGGTAACATTATCAAAACCTAAGAACTAACCCTTTTAACAAACTCTTTGTTCTTTTTCAATGTTTATAGATATGCTCTGACCCGCAATTATTGTCATCCGACTGTGGAGTGAAACAGGAAATGGCGAGCATTGTAGGAATGGGTAATCTCAGGGTGTTAAGCCCAGACGAAGCCCGAAAACAGGGCAGGAAAGGCGGTGTAGCGTCAGCAGAGGCGCGCAGGGCGAAGCGCGACATGGCGGAGACTTTGAACATTCTTTTGAGAATCCCCATGAAAAGGGGTAAAGTAACGGACGTGGAGAACATAAAGTCCGTAGAGGACCTGAAGAAAGCGAACCTGACCGTCAGGGACATGGCCCTCGCCAAGCTAGCGCTGAGGGCGATCAACTCGGACAGCTCCTTCGCCCTTCTCAGGGACCAGATCGGAGAGACGCCCGTGGACGCGGAGACCATGAGGAGCTCGGCCATAAGCAACCTCGCCGACGCTCTCGCAGGAACGACCGAGGAGGAGGCGGACGGCCATATCGACGAAGTACCGCCTTAAGTTCGAGGCTCCGGAGATAAAGCCTCCGGGAGAGCACGCCTTACGCTCGATCCAGAACACCAAGTGGCTGAATATCTGGGAAGGTTCGGTCAGATCATCCAAGACCCTCATGTCCCTGCTTGCGTGGTTGCTTTATATAGAAGAATCCCCGGACTTCGTTTTCGGCATGAGCGGGAACACCCTCAACTCGCTGTACAACAACTGCATCGGCGGGCAGTACGGGATACTCTCGATCCATCCCGGCTCGTACTACAAAGCGTCGTCCGCGCCCTCGCTCTTCGTCCCGACCACGTCGGGCCTGAAGAGATGCGTCCTGTACGGAGCATGCAACAACAACTCCCACGACAAGGTCGTGGGGCTGACCGCCGGAGGTTGGTACTTCGACGAACTCAACAAACATCACCGTAATTTTATTACGGAGGCGCAGAACAGAACGCTCGCGTCACCTAACCGTAAACTATTCGCTACGATGAACCCCGACAATCCGAACAAGCCGATCTATTCGGAGTTCGTGGACAGGTGGAGGCTTGCGGCGCCGGAGGAAAGGAAGGCCGCGGGGGGAGTGAACTACTACCACTTCACCATGAAGGACAACCCTATCCTCACGCAGGCGATGATAGAGCAGTTCGCCGTCCAGTACAAGGGGTTCGAGTACGACCGTTTCATTCTCGGCAAGAGGGTATCGGCGGAGGGCCTGGTGTATCCGGGGATAGCTACGCATAACGTATTCGTAGACTTCCCCGTCGATGACGTGGAGGTAGGATACTGCGCGATCGACTGGGGAACCGACCACCCCACGGCCATGCTGTTCGGCGGCCCGATGAAGGACGGGGCGGGGTATGTCAAACGCAGGGACTGGCGCATAGTACGCGAGATATACGACAAGCGGAAGGACAAGATCGAGACCGACATCGTCGATCGTTACGAAGCGGAATGCGAGGACATGAACGTTAATCCTCACAATATCCGCATAGCTATCGACCCGTCGGCGAGAGCTCTCAAGAACGCCTTCAGGCGGGCCGGATACGGTGCCGTCGACTCGAAGGTGATGGCGGGGGTGGAGAGCGCCGAGAACGTGGTCATAGAGGGCATCCGGTTCCACAAGCACGCCATGTACAACGGCTTTCTCAAGTATCACTCGTCCTGCGTTAACTGCCTGCGCGAATTCGGATCGTACGCATGGGACGAGAACGCCTCCCTCAGAGGGGAGGAGAAGCCGATCAAGATGAACGACGACTGCACGGACGCGGGACGTTATTTTGCAAACACTTTCGTTAGGCCCAACCTGGGCGGGATGGCAAGAGCATGAACATTATACAAGCGGACATGAAGGTCGGGGAGCATCCGACCAGCGATATACTGAAAGACACTTACGGCCAGTTCGCGGCGAGGCTGGCGGACTTCAGGAAGTACAGGGAGTACTACGAGGGGGACCACGACTTCGGCGACCGCAAGGGCGCGAAGGTCACCGTGAACCTCGTAAGGTACGGGATCGACAACCTCGTGTCGTATATGGCGGGTAACGCCCCCAACTACATCTACAAGGACGGGGACAAGGCGGCTGAGGAGATCATCGAGAGGTACGACAAGCAGAACCTGAAGGAGAGGGAGTCGGAGATCGTCCGCGACCTGAAGATATACGGCCGGGCTTACGAGCTCGTCTATCACTCGGACGAGGAGGGAAACCCGCCCCGCTCCGCGGTGGTAAGCCCGGAGCAGGCGTTCGTCGTCTACGACATGACGATCGACCCGGACAGCGTCTTCGGCGCGATAGTCCGGACGGTGAAAGGCAAGGATGACAAGCAGAAGATGATCATGGACGTTTACGGCCCGAATTGGTACGAGGAGTGGGTTTCCGAGGACGGAGGGGACTGGACGAGGACAAGGACCCCCAATGACAGCACGCGGTTTACCCGCGTTCCGCTCATCGAGTACCTGAACTCCGAGGACGCCATGTCCGAGGTCGACAACGTCATGAGCCTCCAGGATGCGCTGAACGCTGTTATGAGCGACCGTCAGGACGACAAGGACGCATTCGCCGGGGCCATGCTCGCGCTGTACGGGTTCTCCATCGGATTGCAGACCAACGAGATCAAAGAGAACCGCAAGGTGCTGAAGGACCAGAAGGTCCTCCAGTTCGAGGACCGCACCAAAGAAGGCGCCGAGTATCTGATAAAGCAGATGGACGAAACGGGAGCGCAGACTTACTCCACGTACCTATCGCAGACCATCCACAAGCTCATGCGCGTGCCGGACTTCTCCGACGAGTCGTTCGCGGGTAACGCGTCGGGCGTCGCCATGGCGTACAAGCTCTACGGGACGCACAACGCCGCGAAGGTAACGGAGCTGTACTTCGGACGCGGGTTCAGACGCAGATGCAAGCTGTACGATTCCGCCCTCCACAATGCCCTCCAGAACGAGAACACGCCCACGGTGGCGGATGTAACCCAAATGAGCATCGTCTTCACGTACAGCACGGTCGTAGACCCGCAGGCGGAGGCGCAGGCGGCGGAGGCATACCTGAGAGCGGGAGTTTCGCAGGAAACGGTGCTAAACAACCTGTCGATCGTGGACAACGTCGAGGAGGAAATGAAGAGACTCGCCAAGCAGAAGGCTGAGGACCTCGCCCGCGAGAAAACGCTCATGGAGGACGAGTTCAGCCGCGAAGAGCCTCCGGCGGATGAAGAAGAATGAACCGCCAAGAGTTCGACAGGATCGCGGAGGACAAGCAGTACGTCTACCACCGCAGGCACTACGCCGCGGTGAGAGACATAGAGAACTCTCTGCGCATAGCAGAGAGGAACGTCATCCGCGATCTGTCGAACTACATGCCGCCGAACATCGACCATCCGGAGGGATGGCTGAAGAAGGGGGCGGGGCCGAACGCTCTCATGAGCCTCCGCAAGAAGGCCATGGAGCTCCCCGAACCCCAGAGGTCTCAGTGGATGGCCAAGCTGGACAAACCCTCCTGGAGGGCCCAGATAACCAACCGTTTCGCTCTGTACAGGAGGATCGAGATGGAGGGCCTTACGGCACAGCGCAGTATAGACGCCACCCTGCGCGGGACGGCCTCCTCCGTAGCCATGGAAGGGTTCACCAGGCAGATGTTCGAGATACAGAAGGATATGGGCATGGGCTGGTCCTTCGCCCTCCCCAATACCCGTCAGGCGGACGCAATGGCCAGGCGCGTCCTGAACACCAAGTACACCGAGAACCTGACCAGGAGGCACTGCGATCTCGTCAAGGAGCAGATAACCGCAGGGATCGTAGCAGGCAAGAGCGAGAAGGACATCGCCAAGCAGATACACGAGACGGCGGGCGAGGAGATATGGGAGGCCAAGCGTCTGGTCAGGACGGAGATCACCGCGGCGGCGGCAGAGGGCGAGCTCCAGGCGATGAAGGAGACGGAGGAGGAGTTCGATGTCAAGATGCGCTACCGCTTCTATGCAACACTCGATGAGAGAACGTGCCCGGTATGCGGTGCGTTGGACCTTAAGGAATTCGCCACCGAGGATCAGGAGACGGGCGAGAACTTCCCTCCCATGCACCCTAACTGCCGTTGCGTCATACAGCCCGCGCTGGATGGGGAGACGAAGGACTCCATCATCCGCAGGGGAAGGGACGAGAGCGGGAAGAATACGATCATGCCTCCGGGCATGACGTACGAGGAGTGGAAGAAGGAGTATGTGGAGAAGCCGGAGCCGGCCGTTGTGGGGCACGCAAGGGTCGATGCCAACACGGTGGACGCTCCGTTACGGGGGGAGTGGAAGAGAGAGTACGTACAGCACCCGATAAGCGACATGGCCGACGAGAAAGAGATCGCCGAGTACATGAAGAAGAACTACGCCGTCAACATGGAGGGAGCGGAGAAGGCCGACATCGAACTGCTGAAAGCGTCCTCTGTCAACATGGCCAAATACCTGGATGACAACAAAGACGTGCAGGAACACCTGCGTACTGTCAGATTCACGGCTGACAAAAGATATGGTATCGAGGACGGAACATTCGGTACAGCGAACATTGTTAAAAACGCTGACGGGAGTTTCCGTTCGGAGATCAACCTCAATGAGAAGTATTACGGCAACCCCAACGAGTTCAAGAGGCTGATGGACAGCGATCCCGGTTATTTCGTAAAGGGCACAAAGCCCGAGGACAACATAACGCACGAACTCGCGCACTGCAAACAAATATCGGCGTCCATGAGGATCGAGCACACGTTTGAGAAAGATGGAAAGTTTGTGAAAACCATCGGGTTCAGAGGGATGGACGAAAGACAGGCGCGCATTGCGTACAGAGGAGATGCGCAAACGATCGTCGGCGACACGTTCAGAAAGAATGAGGAGCTGTTTAAAGGGGACCGCGAGCAGATTATAAAAACAAAAATATCAAAGTATGCCACAAAGAATTCCTGGGAGACCATAGCGGAGGCACTTAACGACGTTCAGCTCAACGGTGGCGGCGCCTCAGCCCTGAGTAAGAAAATTTATAATGAAGTAGTGGGTTATATTTGACACCATGTGGATATGCTCAAGGGAAACATCGGACGCTTGGGTTTACAAGGCGGATATTGAGCGTGAGCCACATCTTTATCCAAAAGAAGTGGTCGAGGCCCTTGGGAAGATCGAAGAACTCGACGCTAAAGACCTTGGATATACAACAGAAAGCCCCGAATTCAGATTCGCCTTTGAGGGATACGAGATAAACAAATATGGTGTAGTGGGGTTGCGTCCCGATGCGTCTGAGCTTGCAAAAAAAGAATGGATGAGTCACTGGAGAGCAATGAAGGCGGCTCCGGATGTAATATTCTGATTCTGTCTTCCATCGAACATTTTCACTATCGTTTTGTAATTTCATTCGGGTCGTTTCTTCGATTATGTCCGAAACAAGACACTTTTACCAGCTCACAAGGAATCCCGATAGGTCCGAACAGTCGTTATATACCGCAACGGCGTGGGCCGGACACCCCGAAAGGGGCCGGGTCCTCCGATGGGTGCAGTCGCCGGGCCCGGGACCGCCGCCTCACGCATTCGCGAAAAAATCGGGAATCCCGATCCCAAGAGGGCGTTTCAAAATGTTGTTATATACCGCAACATCAATGCATAACGCGGTGTGTGATTGACGGCCCCGAAAGGGGCCGGGTCCCTTACGGGGACCATGCGTCCGTCCCTTCAAAACATACCGAACTCTATGACAAATTCGATGGTTCCAAGGCGGACAGTTATCCGGACGCACTCGGTCGGATGCATTGATACACCTCCCTCCGGGTCGGTTCCGGGAACGGTAAGGGGTCCCCGAAACTACCGAAACTACGGATTTTTTCAATGTTTTTTATTAAACGCTCTCGGTAATCATTTGTCCACCCAACTATGGGGTGAAATAGGTATGACAGACGATAACTCAGCGGAAAAGACCCCGGCTAACGACAAGCCCGAGACCCCCAAGAAGGTCGAAATGACGCAGGACGACCTGAACGCTCTGATCGGCAAGGCAAGGACCGAGACGAGAACGCAGAGCGAGAAGGAGATCGCGAAGCTCAAGGCCGAATACGAGGAGAAGATCAAACTCTCCGCAATGAAGGCTCATGCTACGCCCCTCGCTGCTGTGTCTTCAGCGCTCATTGTTGTTTAGAAAGATATGCCGATGCTTCTGAGGTATTCAACCGCGCTCCGGGGAGCGGATATGATGGGTTGCCTCCCTCTTTTTCGTATTCGGTCGTCGTTACTTTTATGTCAGTCAGGCCACGGTAGTCGGTCAATGTCGTTGTTCCGACTGCCCTGTATCCTTCCGTGGTCAAAATCCTGCTAAGTTCTTCCGTTTTATCCTTGTCTATTGTAAAGACTTCTGTCCCGATCTTTACTCTGTGTTCTGTTTTCATAGCCGTTTTCCTTCTGTAATATTTTTAGTTCTCTTTGATTATAAGTTTGCTTTGATTATATATGGTCTCCCTTTACAATGTCTCTTCTCCAACAAACGCCCGAATATTTTATTGTGATGTGTAAACACGTCCTATTCGGAGCAATACCGTTCAGACCCGACAGGACATGCCTCTCCACTCAACTTTGGAATAAAAAAGTACGCTTGACATTAAGTAGGCTAACTGTAGGAATACTCGGTTAATATACGGGATATCCTGCAAAGGAATATGAGATTTGACAGAATAAATGGCCTCGGATTCCCCGAGGCGATAACGGCGGCGATAGTCACGCTGTCGCTCACTTTTTACATCATTGCGGAGACAGAGGACCCTGCGAAAAGGACCTTGATGGAGAAAGAATTAAGCGGATCTTTGACAAAGAAGACGGTGCGCATTGATGAGTCACCGTCAGAATGTTGAGAAGCCGGAGTGTATCGCATCTAACGATGCGGTGCCTCCGACGGTTACGACAACAATTGCTGGGCGGGGGACGGATGTTCAGAGCTTCAACGTAACGCAAGAGGTTGATGCGCATTATACGCCGACCATACCGAGGGGCGAGACCGCAAACCAAGCCCCTCGGTCGGAAACCAAGTACGAAGACATAGATGAAGTACGCAGAACAGTACCCCAATCCGTGCTAAACATTATCATAGACCCCGACGAATACTATAGGATACAGAAAGAGGCGGAAGAATCAAACATGCAGGTGCCGCCGGAAACCAAATATCCCGACGGATACGTAATAGAGAAAGTCGCAAGGGAGCAGTCTGTTGTTCACGACCTTGGACAAGAAAATGCAAAGTCGCTCACATGGTTCTCGAACGAAGGATACAAAGACAATAACTACGCCCTGAGAACGGGTGAAGCCAGAGTGAGGGATGACGGTAGCGTTGCAGATATGCCTGAGATATTGGGCCACATGGAGAACATCAATAAAGCGATAAGCGAAACGACCACCCCTCCATTAGTGTTATGGAGGAAAAGCAACCCATATCAAGACTTTCCAGGCTTAGAGCAAGCCAAGGTTGGTGGGTTGTTCACGCAACAGTCTCACCTTTCGACCTCTCTGTCACTGAAAGCAACGGAGGACTTCTCTCACCCCGGCCAAATAACAAAAATCCTATTTCCTGGCGGTAAAGGTGGCGGGACATATATGGGGAAGTTGTCGGCGTGGGAGGACGAGCATGAGTTCCTCCTGAAGAGAAACTCGGTTTATGAACTGCTTGAGGCCACGCCGAAAGACGGATATATTGAGTATGTTTTCAGAGTGGTATGAACGGATATCCCGGTGGCGGAAGATGCATCGGTCACAACTTGAACGGTGAGTTTGTACCTCTTGACAAGTGTGTTGAGCGTGGTATCATGACCAAAGAGCGTTATGACGCGATAGTCAAGGCCAACTATGATGCGGAGCACGACAAG